TACCATCACTATGATTTCCGCAGCAGCTTTCACATCCGCAATACGCCGTGACTTCCATTTCTACAATCCTGACAGCCGATTCCTGCGGAATATTAAAAAACGAAATTAAAAGCAATGCTATTTTAAGTGTCATCTTCATTCTCCAAATTTATTGGCTGAAATGTCTGGCCGATTGCTTCATTAGGACAGCTCGTTGCTGTTTATTCCTTCCACACTCGGCCAGTAATTCCGGCCATAAAACTCGGCAAAACTCGGCTATATAGTAATCAAATTTTGTGCAGCAGTTTGTTCCAATAATTCTCCATAATATATAGAACCTGCTGTATCAAGTTTCCCTTCTTGATTTAACTTTGCTACTCTGCGAATTTCATTTACAAGTTCAATTTGCTCTTTTGTGTAGGTCGCCATTTTCATTTCTCCCAAATTTAATTTGAAAACTGTAAGTCTGGCCAATTACAGAGGACTACGTAGCAAATATATAATTGGCCAGTATTTCAGCTTTCAACTTAAAAACCAGTTGAAAAACCTGTTTGTCAAATAAGCATAGAGATTCATTTTATCCCTTTCATTTAATTTGTGATTTTAAGAACCCATGTGTCCGCCCAGTCATGGTTCTCAAAACTGAGCGGTGACTTGCGTTCTTATTGGTGAATGCACAAAGCTTCTATTTTGCAAATTTGAGATTCCTTTTGTTTTATTAAATTTGTAATTTCCCATCTAACTTTGCGACCTTCGCCTGAATTGCTACAAAGAGCTAGACGATTACCGAGTTCCCAAATTTCTTGCCTTAAACTTTGAATTGTTGGTATAGTTGCCATTTTCATTCTCCTGTTCTATTTTACTTTGTTTTGTTAAGAACCCATGTGTCCGGCGGGAGATAAGCACGAAGCTATGTCTCCCGACGGTGACTTGCGTTCTTAAAAATCAATTAAGCTACAAACCGTAGTTTCCTTGTACTGCTCGACTTTCCTTACTTTGTTTTGTCTTTTGTCTGCTTTTCTAAGCATTAACAAATAAGACAAAACTAATGTAAGTGAAATGGTTGCCATTTCCAACCTTTCGATTAAATAATCAAACTTAGAAAACGCACGGATCCGTGATACTTTGTAGCATCACGGCTCCACAAGTTTTCTGCTTATTCCATTTAGGTTCACCCGACCGGATTCCCTGCCTTCTCCTTTTCAGCCCTATTAACTTTTCAATTGCCTTAACTACCTAAATTATAACATATTTTAGATACTATGCAAGTAGAAAATAACAATTTAGAAAAATATTTTACGCCCTATAATAGTTTCACCACAAAGCCAAAGTCACCAAAATAGTGTAAAAAGGAACTTTATAATGAATCACATTATTAAGGTATTTTTCCCAAAGTTTACGCATTTTCATTTTCCCTATGATATTTTGAATTACTTACTTAACCTGTATAAAGTATAACATATTTTGAATAACTATGCAAATAAAATTTGATTATTTACTATCGCCATAAGTGCTTATAGATAAAGTATTTACAACGATTGACTAATCAAGCACATAAAAATACACAACTCCCAGCGACCTGTATATGAGTTTATAGGCTATAATAGGCTATAAAACAGTATAAAGGCTCTTATTCCTTAAGTTGGGAGTCCATATTTAACCGTATACAAGTATATTTGCAATATTATACAGGTTCAGATAAAGAACCTGTGATAGAAGAAGCTTCAACAATAGCACCGGCCAATCCTAATTGAGAATTGAGAAAACCACTAACACCTGAAGTTTCAGTAACCGAACCAGCTAATCCGATTTCTTTTCCAAGAGCACCTGTAATCGAACTCTCTGGTAAAATTGTTCTACGACCATCAAGATTAGGAACCAACCAACCAGATAAATCACTTGTTGCTTCTACTGAACCGATTAAACTTCTTTCAATTGTAACATCATGGCTTTGAAAAGAATCATACCCATCTCGAACAGTATAAATAACGAATCTCAAAGTTTCATTTAATGGGTCTTCCGCACCAAGTCCACAATCATTACGTTCAAAAGCTTCAGTATAATCATAAGATGAACCAGTAAGCCCAGACGCTGTTCTTACTAAATTATTATCTTCATCATAAACTTTAACTGTATAAGTAGCTGTTCCACCTTCTCGTCCAAAATCAGTAGCATCAGTTTGTTTTACTAATGAATTTAATTGTGTTATATGAGTTCTATTCCTATGTGTCCATGTGATCGCTACTTTACCAGAAATAGTAGAAGAAAAATAAGTAGGATAACGATCACCGTTAAATTTTAAATTTCCGGGAGGATATGGGCGATAAGCCCTACTATCCAAAGCAGAAGCAGTTTCTATCGTTGCATCAGTCTCTTCTAAAGAACCATTCGCAGTTCGTGATAAAAGTTTTACTTGAGGAGTATTTGTAGCCGTGTATTCTATATCAACTTCAGTATAACTTGCTTCTATAAAATAAATCCTATCACCAGAAGAATGAGCTGCAGGAACTGTATCTAAAATACCTCTTGCAATCTGTATTTGATTATTAGTTGTATCAATTGCGAGAATTTTTAACATTTCGTTATTTATAATAGCAAGAGAATTTACCTCTACTAAATCTAAATTTGTTTCGCTACTTAAATCTATAACAACATCATCTGCATTCATCAGAAGATCATCTGTAATAATTCCAGTCGGTGTAAAAACAGCATTACCTTGTCCCACATCATCGAAATCGTAAGAAGCAGAAAGGCGGGCTAATAAATCATAATCAAAAGAATCATCGGATGGAGGCTCTGCTAAAACACTAATAAAACCAGCATCGTTATCTAAAGCATCTACCAAAGAAACAGAGCCTAACAAATCTTTACATAAAGAATAATATGGGATCTCAATAATTTTACGATTCACAACATCTACAGGATCTGTAATAGGATCAGTCCATAAAGTGTCTGCAGAATCACCATATACAGTTTCAACAGTTGAAAACACATCTTCTACGCAATCGAAAACAACTTCATTCTTATGTAGATTACCATAATTAGCATTTAAGATTCTAATAGCCATTGAGGTAATATCTAAATCTGGCCAGGATAAAATAAAAGTATCATTAGGTTTTAAATGAGCCATTTTTCTTGTGCAAATTATTTTCATACTTGCTAACATCGAAGCAGCTAAGTTCAATTCTCTTTCAACAACAGTATTAGCAAGAGTAGGATTACAAATACCTTGATAATTAAGAACTTTTTCAATTATCGCTCCACCTTGTTTTTCTATTAAAGCAATATCTCTGGCAGAAGCAGAACGAACTTTATGTGCCAATTTGTCCCACCACTTCACTACAACTTTGTCGATAATTTCGCCATAAGAAGGTCGATCAAAATCTTCTATTTTTATAATGTCAGCTTCATTAAAAGTCTCTAAATCCCCCCCAGCATAAATTTCAAACATAAAATCATTTGTCCATCTTGTTTGAGTATTTGACCAAGTAGCACCACTATCAGAAGATGCTTCATAAGTACCATCTAAGAATGGACTAAATGTATTTACTCGCCAATAAAATGTCTTTATACCTAATGGATAAGCCACTAAAGCATATTTAGTATTCACAATTAAATTTGCATTAGAAGTCAGATTACATTCAACCCATGCAGCTTCTGTAGAAACATCATTACCAGAAATAACACCTGAAGCTAAAATATTACCATCAGGATGTCCATCTGAATCAACAGTTTGTATTTCAATTTTAATATCAGAAACAGCAGCTCCCGCAGATTCATAAACTTTTATTTTTATTTTGTTACAACTATAATTTTTAGAGGCGATAAAAGTCTGAGCAAATCGCTGCACACTTGTCGTTCTTGCCCCAACATTATTATCATCAGTATTATAATAATCATAAGGGTTATCATAATCAGGATCACGTGTTAGTGATATGTTCCACTCTCCAGTTTCTAAATCTTGATATAACATCCCCGCAATATAAGTAAGAACTTCACCAATAAATTCTTCAACAGAAGTTTCACTACTCCAAAGCATCGTTAAACCAAATCCTTCGTCATATAAAATATTAGCTGCTTCTTTAAAAGAATTATCATTTATATTAGAAACTAATTCACCCATCCCCCATTCTGAATCTATTAAACATTCTCTTATTATATGAATTGCATTAAGATCATCCCCAGCCTCTTCTCGTGGTCTTATAACAGCTTTTTCTATATACCACTGATCATCCCCGCTAATTTGTTTGCAACATCTTTTAAGATAAAAACTCCATGGCTTTAAGTAACCGCTCATTCCAATATAAACTCTTTTTAAAATCGCACTCCATAAACCACGATAAGCGGGGATATCAGAATCTAATCTTGCTTTAAGATAATCATTTTGTAATTGTGTTGGATCTCCAAACATTAAATCAATATCACCAACTATACCACCTTCTTTTCTTTCCCCACCAAAAAGATTAGGTTTATTTATAGTGATCGTCTTATTCGGAGCAGAGCCATTCTTTTCATAAGTTTTAAAACCAAGATCCGATGGTGAAACTGAAGCCGTCCAAGTTCTACCATGATCGAGAGACTCCTCTGCGTTCCCCCCAGCATAATTATCAATATCTCCGCTCCAAGTCACTGCATCATTCGCCTCACTCTCTGTTGGATACATCACTATCGCATATTTTGTGCCAGATACTAATATTACGGGAGTGTTTAATACAAATTCCCTCCATACTCTTGAACCATAAGAAGTCGGCAATGTATCTCCATCTGTAGTTCCATAACATAAAACATCTCCAGTTGGATGACCACTCCCATCAACAGCATAAATATTAACAGTTACGATTCCAGGATTTTGAGTTGGAGCTCTATATAGCGGACATGCTACAGAAGTTAAAGAATAATTAGAAGAGGCTGTAAAAGTTTGGGCAAACCATATATGAGGATAAACGTTAGCTGGAGATATACCATCTATAAAAGATTCCTTTAGAATATTAGATTCTTCCCAAGCAATTTTTTCACCCACTTTAATTTTTTCACAAGCATCCATATTACCATGACCAGCTATCATGTGTATCCCTAAAGAATACTTATAACCGATGACTTGTTTCTTTTTACTGCCAAAAAGACCCATCTTTAATTCCTACGCTTTAACTGCTTGAGATTTTAAATGTCCAAACCACACAACATTCGGAGAAGCGACAAATTTTTTCCCGAATAAAACTTGAATAGGTCGCCCTTCTTCTGCTGTCGGTAAATCAAATTGTTCTAATCCTAATGGTTTTGGAGTTTGTGTTTTTGGCTTAGGAGCCAATAACATCGAAAGAACGACCATAATCGCAACTTGAACTACAAAATTCCAAAATGCTAATTGTGGTTCACCTTCTATCACCACCGGCTCTGGAGTTAGCATTAAATCTATGTATAGAATTGCTGCGAAAATTTGAAACAATACAAATTTTATTTTATTTAATTGAAACATGAATTATACAACCGGATCACCAAGGAATGGATTCTTATCTGGTAAATAAGGTTGTCCTCCATAGTTTAATTTGTTATTAAACTTATCTTTGCAAGTTGATTTTAAATGATCACACCCTGCTGAAACTGTACAAGTATCCCCAACAGATATGGCAGAAACCGCACGAGCAATTTTAATAGTTGCTCCTACATGATAAATTATTTTTTGTTTACAACTCCCATTATCTGTTCTAAAAATACCACCTTTAAAATAGCCATCAACTTCACCAGTAAATTCTGTAGCAGTGATTACATTTCTAATTACAGAATCTACTGTAGCAGCAGTTTGATAACTCGATTCTATAACAGTACACCAAGTTTTATAAAGAGCAAGTTCACAATTGCGTGAAAATTTCCGTTGTAGCCCGCCACGTCTTAATCTATTAAGTTTTAATCCAGCTATTATTTGTATCTTCGTGGCTTTAAATTTTACTCCTTGTACATATCCCCGCCAATAAACTTTATAATCATTCCCATGTCTTCTATAAATTGTTAATCGTACAACACCTTCTATCGGTTCTCTTATATATAATCTGGCAAATGGATTAGATAAATCAACTTCAATTTCTAATTGAGTTTTTAATGAATTAGAATTTAGAGTGATGTCTCCTCTGCGAATTAAAACCCCTACATAATCTCTACCATCATAAGAAATATTATAATCAGTGCTGGTATAAGACCAATAATCTGTATCTTCTTTATTAAACAAGTATAATTCGACAGGTTGTCCATCTTGTTCACTTTGTTCATCGTTTAAATAATTATGAATATAAAGAGAACCAGATAACGCAGTTGTTCCAGAAATAGGAGAATTAGCAGGATCACCCAAATCAACCAAAGCCATTATGAAACCCTCACAAAATCAGTTCTACATTCATTCCTATGAGCATAAGGCCAGTGGATTTGAATTCTATCAGAAGCTAATCTGCATCTATCTACAAAACAAATTCTACAATCTCCCTTTATGATATCAGAACCTAAACCTAAATTAGAGTTGAATGTAATTTGCTCTTCGTTAGAATCTAATTCAGTAATAGCAGTAATTTTTCTAATGATTAAAGTATTTGTTAAAGGGAAGTAGAATCCAATATACGTTCTTAAAGAATTAAATGCCATATTTTCTGCGAGTTTAATATTCTCAATATTTACGGATGTATCTAAAGCTTCAATGTTATCAGTTTGAATAACATCATCTCTAAAAGTGGGGATGAGAATAGTTTTTTGTCTGCCGTTTAATGAATGTAGAAATTTTCTGAAATTCCAGCATTCTGCTTTTGTATCATTAAAGAAATTATGATTTTGAGTTAATATATTAAAAGTGCTATGACTTTCTACTTTAAAAATACCTGTTTCAAAATCAGTAATAAGGATATCACCATCGCTGCTCTCCAAATGAATATCATCCATAAAAGCAGGAATATCTAATACTTCGTAGCCATCATAATTGGTATCAAAAGTATAATCTGTGATTTCAATATTATCATAAACTGCAAAAATTAAGTCTATCGAAGTAACTTGAGAATTTGTTTTTTCTTTCTTACTTGAAGAAATCATATTTGCAGTTCTTACTGGTATAATATATTTATGACCAGTAAAAGAATTCAGCATAGAATAACTAAGATTCAATTGAGAATCAGTTTTTGTATCTATGGTAATCACTTCATATTCAGTTGATGATTTCCAAACTATAGCTTTACTATTATTTCTAAAATCCGCAAAAGTTGTATCAACATTTATAATATCATCTTTAATTGAAATATCTGCTGAATGCTCAACATATTCTACCCAAATAGGTAAGAGCCAAGTTTTCTTTTGCCAAGTGTGAATTATAGAATCAAACCAAGTATTTATTTTATCATTATCTGATTCCAAATCTAACATTAATTGTAATCTAAAGTATTGTCTTGGAGTTTGTCGAATTTTTATTCGTTGCTCATCTCCGTTATGAGCTTTTAATATGCTGGTCTTCCATTCTAAAGTCTCAACGATATTATTTTCAGGTCTCCAAAATAAAGTCGTAGCGTTAAAATCAGGAATAATAGTCAAATAACCAGAAATTGAACTTTCTGCAATTAAAGAGCTTATTAAAATCGGAGTTCTATCAATAACACCACTAATAGAACTGATTACATTAGAAATTCCTGCTAATGGCATACCATCCATTAATGCTTTAACATTTAAAACCCCTGTAATAGAACCGCTACAACCTAATAAAGGATTTAAAATACCGGAGATATTAGATATTTCTACAACAGAACCTTTAAACCCTACTGATAGTTTGAAAACTCCAGAAATATTAGAAGTTTCTATTATAGAGCTAATAAATTCAGATTGTAAATCTATTTCCCCAAGAACACCAGAAGTAACATCGATAGAACCTGCTAATGGAATACTATTAAGAACTCCAGAAACATTAGAAGTTTCTGTGGTGGAACCTTGTATTTCTATTTGCTTACTTAAAACACCCGAGACATCAGAAACTTCAGTAACTGATCCTAATAATAGAAATTCACCAGCATAAGTTTCAAATACAAAATCTTTAGCTGCTACGAAACCCCAATTTACCCCAGAATCATTTGAATAACAATAACGACCATCAACATAATCACCAGTATTATCATTTCGTACATTTACTGAATTCCCTACTGCTCTCCATACTATTGCATATTTGATTCCATTAGTTAAACTTATGGGAGAATCGAAAGTTATTTCATACCATTCTCCAGGAGAACTGTCTGTTATATCATTCCCGTTAATTACGCCAGTCACACCACCGATATCTGCTCCAGTTGGTCTGTAGTTTGCTGTTGCTCTAATGCTAACTGTGAAATTTCCAGGAGTTCCTGTGCGATACAACTTCAATTTAATAGAATTAATATCATAATCTTTAGAAGCCGTAAAGAGTTGTGATGCCCATGCAGCACCACCAGATGCTCGTTGACTATCATCAGTTATAGTATAAAAATCAATTGGAGATGACATTATCTCTCCTAATCCTCTTCTTGTTGAGCCAATTGTTTTAACACATCTCCCAAAGTTACAGGATGTGGACGTCTTTTCCAATAATGGCATCTCGTAATATGATCGCCACTTTTTCTTTCTAATCTAAAAATACTTCGAAGATATTTTCTTTGGTGGTATTCTTCTTCAGTACATCCTGCATCACGCAAAATTATATGATCCGAAACTTGTGCTGCCATTCTTACAGCAGTTTCTCTTCCTACCCCACCTTGTAATATTTCTTCCGGTCCATTTATAAAACAGAAATCAAATTTTCTATAGTGATGTGGAGGATCATCTGTAGTTGGATAAATCTTTCCATCCCAAAGTTTTATGGTGAGATTATTTTTATCAGTACATTTTAATCTCATTAATCTTGCATATTCCCTATCAGTTGTATAGCTGGTGACATCGCAAAATTCAGACATAAGAAAAGAAGAAAGACCACAACCAAATTCTAAAATACGTTTAGGTTTTATTTTTTCTATATATGTTTTTATAAATTTCCAATCTTTTTGAGATATATTCTTTTCACCCCAAGGAATATTATAAACCATATTAGATCTATCAAAATAATTTATTGTATCCCAAGCAGTCATATCACTAAAACCAACAAGTTTGAAATGCTCACATCTGCGATGAGTCGTGGTGTACACACCAAATCCAGCTTGTGTGGCTCTTCGACAAAAAGCAAAGTCAGTACCGAAAGTTAAAACTCCATCTTCATCAAATTCACAATTAAATGGAGCTTTTAATGTTTCTAAAACTTTTCGTTTTATTAAAATACAACCCGTCCCCACTATAGCGACTTCAAGAATTTCAATCATATCATCGTAAGAATCTAAATCAACCGCTGAATAACCATAACCATCCTTATGAGGGACATAAGCTGTCCAAACCGCTATATTACCAGTGCTACGAACTATCGCAGGTGAACCAATAATATCCCTATCTGCATGAACTAATTCACAAGGATTATGCAGAGGAACTACATCATCGTCTATCATTAAAAGATAATCACAATCAGTTTCAAGAAATCGTTTTACTATTTTATTTCGATTACTGGCAATTGGATTCGCCCACGTTTTACTTGGAAATTCCCAAATAACTTTAACACCAGAAGTTTCTCTCATCGCAGGAATAACTGTTGAAGTTATCTCACTTCTTAGTTCACCATAATTAAGAATAGCTAAATAAACTTTTTGAATCTTTTTTTCTTCGCTCATTGTAAGTCCTCCTCATCATCCTGCCCATCGCCGCCAGGATCATACACAATAAAATTAATTAAGAGTGATATCAATATCTCCTGTTGAAAACTTCGGAGTATCACCAGTCTGTACAACCTTGCTAACAGTAAGACTACCATAAGCGAGAACATTACCAGTCGTGAGAGTATCACAAATAGCAAAGTCAAGAATCTTACCCCATCCCGCTGTTGCAGTCGGGAAAGTAATATCCTGTGAATTCTCAGTTGCTCCGGCAGACGCTTCATCCCATGTGCGACATCTTACACGAGCATAAGAACCACCCGCAGGTTCATCAATTGTTGTACCAGTATTCGAATCTGTTACTCTTGCGGTACAAAGAGCAATATACTTAGTCGTTTGAGCATAAGTCAAAGACCTTGTATGTCCCGTACCAAAAACATGATCAACTAACGCATCTTCCAAATAATCACTAAAACTACCCATAATCATACCCTTTCAAAAGAGTTAATAAAATTAAAAGTCACGCGACTAACTTCACGATTTAAACATTAATTTCGTTACTATTACGTCTCATTATATTTACTATTGTTTTTTCTCCATCCGCAGAATTTAAGTATTCATTAACTTCTGATTGATCCATAATATTTATAATCTTTATTGGCTGTTTCGAACCTCCATCGCCTTCTGCTCGAACACCTAATCTACCAGATTTATCTCTTCCTAAAGGCATTATAGCTTCAGCACCTGCTTCACCACCTAAACCAACACCTCCATTAGACATTGGAAAGATTGTTGGACGATTCAGTATATCACCTTTTGCAAAAGGAACAATTGAGCCATTATTAAAAATATTTCCTTTTGCTGATGGAGCACCAAAAATAGCCATTGGATTTTCAAATGTTGTACCCGCTCCTCCACCAAATAATCCACCAATGCCACCAATAGCCGCAGAAATTATTTGCATAGTGATCATATCTGCTATCATTTTTTGAGCAGTTTTTGCTACACTGATACCAATACCTTCTAAAGCAGATTCCCAACTGCTCCAATCAGAAGTCATTGAAATTACAGCTTCAGATGTAGCTGACTTCAATGTTTGAGCGACGGATGCACCAACTTCCCCCCAAGTGGTTAGATCTAATTTCATTTGATCGATTCCCGCACCAAATCCAGCAAAGAAATTATCCGAAGCTATCATCATTTCATTATCAATTTCTGCCTTTCGTCCAGCATACCATTCCTCTAAAAGAATTTTATCTTTAATAAAAATTTCATACTCTTTTCTCTCTTCATCTAAAAGTTGTTTTCTAAAATCATAATTTGTT